CTCAACGTGATTATTTAAAAGATGAATTGCGAAATCACAATGTAGGTTTTCATCTTTGAAAATCAATGAATTTGCATTACAAAGACCTTGCATAACCCCCCTTGATTTCAACCAAAATATTGAACAGAATGAACCTGAAAAGAATATTCCCTCAACCGCAGCAAAGGCTACCAATCGTTCTTGGAATGATGCTTTCTCAATCCAATCCATAGCCCATTTAGCTTTCTTTTGTACCGCAGGTAATCTATCAATCGCATTGAAACATTCGTCCTTTTCCTTTGGATTGGATATATAAGTATCAATTAATAAAGAATACATTAAAGAATGGATATTTTCCATCATTAATTGAAATCCATAGAAAAATTTCGCTTCAGGGTATTGTACTTCACGGTAGAAGTTCTCAGCCAAGTTCTCATTTACAATACCATCAGATGCCGCGAAGAACGACAATATGTTTTTAATGAAGTATTGTTCGTTCTCTGACAAGTTTTGCCACTCTCTGATGTCACCAGTCAAGTCAACCTCTTCTGCTGTCCAAAATGCAGCCTGATGTTGTTTGTAGTATTCCCATATGTCATTGTATTGAATGGGGAAAATCACAAAACGATTTGGATTCTCTGTTAATATTTTTTCAGTCATAATTAATTTGTATTTTCTCTTTGTTTTCTTTTTTCTAATAAATCTTTAATTCTTTGTCTATTGTTTTCTTCTTTTTGTTCCTCATGTCCTAAGAATGTAACGGATGATTCTGTATCAATATCCAACATACCATTATCAAACTTACAATTTTCAAAGATAATTCCATCATCTCCAATCCTTGATTTAGTAACCGCAATTGTCGCTAACTTCATTTCTTTTTGTTGTAATGATTTTGCAACCGTTATAATAACGTGACCAACTTGAGCCTTCTTAATCGAACCACCCATTTGATCCGTTGTTACCACCTCAGATGATATTGAACTTCTATTACCCTGTGTTGCCGTCCATCCAGCCAAATTCAATTCGTGACACATTGCTTCAAATGCTCTCATAACTGAACCTTCTGATTTCCATTCGTCACCCAAGTTCTTCTCAGGTACAACACAATCAATATAATCCAATAATACCATATCAATCTTAACCCCTTCAGCAATCTTCTTTCTGACAATGTTTTTGATTTGACTCATTGTCATCGTATCAGATGGAAGTTTTTCTAGGATAAGTTGATTATCCATTTTATCTTCAATCTCTTTAACCTTTTTGATAACTTCATCCTTTTTGTTTGACATATCATCAGGGTGAACTTTAGTCCACAAGGTAAAATGTTTTCTTTGAATAACCTTGGGATTGTCCTCAAAAAATATTTGAAGTACGTTATTACCCAAATTAAAAGCATGATTAGCTATCTTAGTTAGGAATGTTGATTTACCAACACCTGTTGGTGCAAGTACCACGCCTATTTCACCTTTTGCCAAACCACCCTTTAATAATCGGTCAATACCACCAATTCCCATTGGTATTGGATGTCTGAAATCTTCATTCAATACATCATCCAAATTGGAGAATACATTTAACATTCCATCATCTCTGACACCTACTTGTAAGGCTTCTCTAATCATTTCTTCAAGGGTATCATAACTTTCAAATTCACCCCCGTCAATGACCTTTTGTGCTTTGGTAATTGCTTTCTGTAATTCTTGTTGTTTACAGAACTTTAAGGCTTTCTCTTGAACAAATTCACCACCAGATAATGGGGCTTCCTTAATCTTTTTAATTGTATCAATTACGATTTTAGCGACATTCTCTTGTTGGAATTCCGCTTTAGTAATTTGTTCCAAGGTGTCAAAAGTGGGAACGCTGTCCCACTTTTGATTGTATTCCTTGATCATCTGAACGATGAGTTTAAAGTATTTGTTCTCGAAGTAATTTGGTTCTAAAACATCAACGATTGACCTTGAAAAGTTATTATCTAATACAATTTGATTAATCAGTTGAATTTGGAATGAGCTCCCCAAGTAATCAAAATTTTTGTTAGATGACATAGTTTAAATTTGTTGTATGAATAAATATTACACTCTTGTATTAAGTCCAAGATAGTTGTAAGAAAGGTCTCTGTCTGACAAAATACTTGTCAAATCTGATAAGATATTTTTTATCGTTTGTCTGATGTCAACCGTGTATCTAACCTTTGGGGGGTAGATTTTTGCGTCAAATTTTCTATGACACAATAGTTTATCACCCTGTTTTAAATATATGTTAAAGTATTCGGGTCCATCAATAAAGGATGTGTTCAACATACCTGGATTATGAATTACATCATACTGATTTTCCAATAGATATGTCACCGATTTCATTTTGAGTTGGTAATTCAAACTTTCAAGAAGTTCATCCATAAACTCATGAAAATCAATGGAATTTCTTGCTGAGGGGTTATAATCTTTTACATTAAAAAATCTTTGAACGATAATGTTATCATTTACCATCATCAAAAATTCCAATTTGGTTATATCATGTTGTTCTCTCATTATTTTGTTATTTTTTTGTTTTAAAATTTCGTTTTTCTTTTCTAGTTAATTTCAAAAATGGTTTTAAAAAATTTACCCAAGCGTCATCACCTTTTGGAAGATATTTAAAGAATCCATCCTCCATCATCATCTTTATCAAGTTTCTATGCCCCCTTCCATCAGGATCCAAGGTTTCTTTATAATAAAGTTCAACAGTCTTTTTTCCTTCGTCATCAATCAATGGTTCAGATAAATCTACAATCTTTTTATTGATTTCAAAATATTCATCACCATAAATTCCTGTCTTAGTCTTTCCTGTTAAAAGATTCTTTAGGACATTGTTATTCTTATCTTCTTTCAAAAGGTTTTCAGCCTTGGTAATAATATTGGTAACTGAAATGACATCTTCAAGTAATTCAGGAAATAATTTAAATAATGTCTTATCACCCAAATAATATATCCCATCAATATTGTCTGATGTGTCTCCAGCCAATATTTTATATGTCTTAATATTAAAATGTGGAATCCAATATTCTTTGACTTTAATCCTATCCCCATCTGTATATGTCTGTTTAACCCTTGGGCAATAAACTGAAACATTTTTGGATATCAATTGAGTTAAGTCCATATCACCAGAAAATATGGTTATATTTTCGTCAGATGCTATTTGACAATAATAAGCAATCAAGTCATCAGCTTCATTGTTGTTAATATCAACTTGTCTGATAAACATTTCCTCAACATATTGTTTAACCCTCTGTTTTTGATAATTGAATGATTCATCCTTGGGTTCATCAGGTACTTGGTTACGATTTCCTTTGTATTGGGGGTAAATTAATTTCCTTGTTGATGAACTTTCTTCACCATCCCAAAATACAATTACCTTATCAAAATTCTGTTCTTCAATGGATCTTCTCAAAGTGTTAAGGAAATGCCAAATACCGCCAATATGTTTACCATTGTGATAATAATTTTTAACCCCATGAAATCCTATTTTTAGGAGGTTATTACTATCAACCAGTAATGTCTTTGTCATTAAAATAATTTTAATTGTTCAAAATGTTTTTTCTTCTCAACGATGTATTCACTTAAAAATTCTGTGAATATTGCTGACATAACCGGAACACATATCGAGTTTCCAGCCAATGCGACGTGATTCTTTGTAGTTAAAGTTGTTGATAATAGTTTGTCAATATCCTCTTCTTTAACCCCCATAAATCTATATGCCTCCCTACCTGTAATTGTTCTTATTCTTCCATTTACCATAATCTGTGGTGAACCAGTTGTTGTTAAACAAGGGGAACAACCATCAATAGAATAGATACGTCTTGCTTGGTCATAATTCACATCGTTTCTACGTGCTATAAGCTTGCACACACTATCTTTTTTGGGTTCGTTGGGTGTAATGTCGCATTCAATGAATAAGTCCTCTGTAATGTCATTTTCTATGAATGGCCGCATTGGAATTCTATCCTTTTTATGCTTATCAACATTTAACATTTTAACATTTACCTCTTCATTTGTCATTCCATAGACTGATATCATAAACACCCTCTCCCTATTTTGGGGACAACCAAAGTCAGCGCCATTAAATACCCTCCAAGCACATCCATATTTAATACTATTTAAGAAATTAATATGGTCTTTGAAACTTTCAATATGGTTATTTGACACCAAGTTCTTAACATTTTCCATCAAAAGATATTTTGGTTGGTTCTTGGTTAAGATTCTTTCGACTTCAAATAATAAACCACTCCTTGTACCTTTTTTTATCCCTTCTTGTTTACCTGAAATTGACACACTTTGACAAGGAAAGGAGTAAGTCATTAGGTCACATTGGGGGTAATTGTCTTCATTTACCGTAGAAATGTCCCCCAAGTTGCCCAATGTAGTTTTATGTAAGGAGTCATAAGCAATATTAGCGATTTTTAGAATATCACAATTTGCGACATTTTCATAATCAACACCAATGTAGTCTAGGGCCAATTCTTGTGTTCCATAACCTGAAAATAATGATATGACTTTTAATTCATTCATTTTAATCTAATTTAATCTTCGTAAGAAATATCATTTATTTCAGATACAGTCTCATCTAAAGTAATCTCACCAGTACCATTTAAAATTGCATTCCAATATTGGGCGTATTGTTTTTTATATTTTTCTAATGCTTCTTTTGTGTCTGAAATATATCCTTGTGGGACAGCTATTATTTTACCATCCTTATACGCTATACCATTTACATGATTTTTAAGTATAGAAATTTTTGTCCTAATAGCATAAGATACAGTTCTTCCGTTTTTAGTTGCTGTAATGTGATTAATACCATTGTCCGCTTCATTACCAAAAAGAAATACCAAAGATGCTGCTAACCACAATGCTTCACCCCCTTTTGCTTTTATTTTTGGTTGTCCAAAAGGATTTGATGGTAATTGAACCCAAGGTTGATTGATTACAATCATAGTATTGTAATACGGATAATCTTCTTTCTTAGATTTTGTAATTCTTGAATGTATTCCCATTCCTATTTTATCGGCAAGAGCTGCCGCATTGTGCATTTTACCTCCTTTACCCTCAAATGTCATTTGACAAGGAATTGACCCAACTGAATCCCAACATATACATAAGTTATACGGTAATTCACCTTTTTCTTGTGCGTTTAATAATTCATTTACGTAATCAGTAGCTTGTTCAATATAATCAAAGCTATCGTTAAATATAAAGTTCCCATCCCAAGTACCATCTTCTAATTGTTCAGCTTGTAATCCTAACTCAACAGCGTGAGGCCAATTCCACTTCTTTTCAGTTATGATGAATACAGGTAAATCACCTCGTTTTTGGGCATCAACAGCTGACTTAATCATTGCTGTTGTTTTTGAACTATTTGTGTGACCTATAAATAGGTTTATACTCCCTAACACAGGTCCAGGTAATCCACATGCTTCCATAAAGGCATCACCACAATTATAGAAACTTTCTGGTTTATATTTTGTTTTGGTTGAGAATTTGGACTTAATTGAATCCAAAGTTATTTCTTTTTTCTTAATTGCCATTGGTTAAGTTGTATTTTACAAATTCTTTTAGTGTTTCTAATTTGTCTTTTGCGTTTGCCATCTTTTCAATGAATTTATCCATTTCTTCCAAATGTTGTGGATGTTCTCCAATAGCAACTGGATTGTTAAAGTATATCCATAGAGTGGCCTCTGTCTCAGCAATCTCACTTTCATACTTGTAAGTGAGTGCCTCAATCATTTTCTTTTGAATTTTCATTTTTGAGTTTAAAAATGAACCCCACCGATTAAATGGGGTTCGGATTAAGAAATATTTTTTTTAGAACGGAAGGTCAGCATCAACATCCCAATTGTCTTGGGGGTCTTCAATACTTGTTTTACCACCGATAATAACTTCACCCGCTTCAGAGTTACTATACACATAACCACCTTTTGCACTATCCCATCTTGGTGTTTCACCTTTAGCAATAGCTTCCAAGTATTCTACTGGTTTCTTAGAATATACATCAGCCCAAGTTAATTCATCATTAACCCAACTTTGTGCGGTTTCTTTATCCTCGTGGATTGTACCTGGGTCATCATACATAATTGTTTGGATAACCGTGTAAGTTGCACCCTTTGGTGTCTTGGCCTTAGTCATTTCAAGAATAATGTCTCTACCTTTTTCAGCGTCAGTTACATCACCTTTTGCTCTGAATATAGGAATTATCTTATCCAAGATACCTTCATTCTTGTAGTTGTGCTTGAACCTCCAAAATTTTACACCGTCCTTTTCATTATCTCGGTCAATTAATTTGACGATGTAAAATTTTCTTGGGTTATATTGTTTTGCAAGTTCCTTGTCGGATTCTTTACCCGTAGCCATAAGTTCCTGATATACCTCAGAGAGAGGGGAACGTTCATTGTCATTTTTACCTGGATCATAAAATTTCTGCCATTTACCATCAACTTGGATTTCGTGAAACCAAACCTCTTTAAAGGGTGAAGTTCCATCATTGGTTGGTAGGATTCTAAGTCTTTTTTGTCCTTGTTTTTCATTGTCTTTAAGAAGAGCTACGAAGTATTTCTTCATTCTCTCCTCTTGAGACATTTTGTTTGTGTTAGTACTAGATTTTTGTGATTGCTCATATTGAGCAAGAATCGCATCTAATGGATTTGTCGCCATGTTTGTTAAAAATTTAAGTTAGATAATGTTATACACAATAATAAGTGTCAGCCGTGGGTTTGTCAAATGAAATATTAATATAATTTTTGGTATCCTGAAAGATTGAATTTGTCTGGGTCTTGTATGTCCTCAAACTCTCTAAAACTTTTTTTGATGTCAGGTTGTGAATAATTTTCAACATCGTCTGGTCTTATAATATATTGTTCTCTTCCTGTATCTTCAAATTCATCTTCTTTTTCTTGAAAAAATTGACTTAGTTTTTGGTTAAATGGCCCAGAATCTAAACTTCTTAATTCCATTTTTTCTTCAGGTGTCTTAACTCTATATTTTTCAATCTTAGTTTCAATTGAATTTAATTTATCAATAATCTGATCCATATTAGCCAATTTACTCTCTAAGTCATCCAAATGCCGGAATAGGTTTTCAAAATAAATTTCTTGTTTTTCTTCAACCGATTTTTGTCCTTTAACCAAATCAGTAACTTTTATTTTCTTTTCTTTACCTTCATCACTAATTTTCTCAACCTCTGGATCTTCGCCAACATTTATCGGTTCAGGTGGAGG